TGGTTTGTCTTTGTAACCCAGTTGGTTACTGTATCTGTTAGGTTAACTGTAGTTTTAGCCATCTAATTTCTCTATAATTTGAGTTAACATTTTTTTAATATCACCAACTTCATCTTTTAAATTTTCAAACTCTTGTTCTTTTTGTTTTCTTAAAAGTTTTCTTTTTCTTGCTGAACTGATTTCATTACTATTTATATTCAAAATTGCACCTGAATTTTCATCTCTTGCGTATCCATCATGTCCTTCTATTTTTTTTAAATTCATCATACGCTTAATGCAATAGCTCTTAAACTTCTGATAACTGGCACTTTAGCTTGATTAGTACTTCTGAATACAATTTTTAATTGAAATCTAACGAATTCAGTTAAATCGCCTCCTTGGCCACCTATCAGATATTGATATTGTCTAAAAATTTGATCGTTTTCATCACTAGGAATTGCAGCTTCAGGTGTGATTAGAGTGAAATCTTTATCTCTAATTAATTCATCTTCTGAAGCAGCTCTAAAATATAATTCAAAATCTGCTTCTCTAGGTCGATTAGCTTCTATCAAAACTTTTAAACCTACAGCCGCAGCTCCTAATGTTATAGGTACAGTTAAATGTTTAGACGGAGAACTTCCTCCTATATTATTTGTTTCTGCAACGAAATTTAACGGAACATTAAAATTTGCTGTAACTGTTGAGGCTTGTTTATCAATTATATTTGAAAAAAGTCCTACAGACGTTCTTTGTAGATCTACCATAGGTGCTGAACTAGAATCGGCTCCGATTAAATCTATTTCCATATCTAAAGATTTTACACCTGCACCAAGTTCACTAGTCTGAGCGCTATCATGAGCTATTATTTTTAAAATGTCTGTTGTGTTATTTTCATTTATTATAACTCTTTCAAAACTACTACCTTTCTGAAATGATGTTTCACCACCAGCATATGATTTTCCTGTAGTGGATTTAATTCTAGCTGATACGGCTCGGGCCTGTGGTATTATGGTTGCAATATTAGGATAGATTGTTGTGTACTGTATATTCTTTGTGGCTTGAATTAATGAACCACCACCAATTGCATCTGAGTCTGCAGCTGAGTCGGCAGTAAAAGAATATCCTGTGAAATCCATTGATGTTATGTTGTATTTTTTATTCAACGTTGATGCAAAAATTCCGCCAACACCTGTTGAATCTACTCCTGATAGTGTCACAGATTGACCAACTTGCATACCGTGATGTGGATGAAACACTTTTACATTAGTAGATCCACCAGTTGTTGTTATAGGGCTTACAGGTAATAACTTTTTAGGAACTGGAGCATTGTGTAATCGTATTGTTCCTGTTTGATGTTTAAATTTAGCTTTATAAATTTTAAAAGTTAAGTCTTGATTTTGCGAAGGTGTAAAAGTTGTACCGTTCTGTGAATAAAACAAACTTCCTAAAATAGGTTGTTTATTAACTCTTTTTTCAGTAGATCCTACTGTAAATTCATTAATTTGCGCAATGTAGATTTCATAATCTTTAGAATCAGCTATAACCACTAAAGCATAATCTGTGTTTCCTTTTAGATAAACTGGCTCGTCAAATCTAAAAGTAGTAGCAGTAGTTGCGTCGGATGAAACACTAGCTCCTCCAGAAAACGTGCTTCCCGGCAAAGATAAAACGCTTCCGGGCAATATTTTATTTGAAGACGGAACTCCGTTTTCCATAGGCCTTATTTGTACTTGTATAGGCGCATTTTGATCCGCCGCCCTTAAAAATAAATCTACTTTACAACAATATATCCCATTAGGTTCATCTATAAAAAATGACTGTGCAATTGGTTGTTTTCCAATTTTATAACCTGTAGTAGTTAACATTAACTATGCTCCTATTATTATGTATGATATCCACCATCATTTGAACCAATTGAGCTTCCAAGACCAGTATTGTCACCCATAGTCTCTGTTGCGTCTTGAGTGTCTTGACTAAAAGTAGTTCTTCCGCTACCGAAAGATTTCGGTGAAGGACCTCCAAGGCCAGCGTATTCATTAGCAGGACTATTTTTGACAGAGCTAATAAAATCTTGCATAGCTCTATCTGCGCTTAACGCAGATGCAAAGTCATTTACTCCAATAAAGTCACCGTATTGGCTCATATCTAAATTAGCATTGTATGAATTTCTTGAAAATTCAGTATCATCAATACTTGGAGGTGTTGTAACGATTCCAGCAAACTCATTAGCATGTTGTTTATTTGCATTATATCGATCCACGCTGCCACCAAGTTCGTGCAATGTAGTTCCTTTACCTGAAGGATCTGACCCTCCTCCATCATCAACATATGTTAATGGTCCTTGGTGCATAACAATTCTTGTAGAATTATATATGGCTTGTTTGGTATCTAAAAATCCATTAGCTGTGTAAGGTGTGGCTGCAATAGCCCCAGCATCAATTTCATTATCTACACTAATATCTAATATTTTAAATTGCCTTGTACCAGTTCTAATTTTTGTTGAACCGTTATTAGGCACTATGAACGATCCAGAAATTCTTCCATCTGCATCAGTGACAAGTGTGGAACTTCCGTTTGGATGAACTGTAATATCTCTTAAAGTATTGCCAAAATCTGAATCTGTGTCTGAATAAAGTATAAACTCATTATGTCCTCCAGCACCGTTTGTAAGTGAAGAGATGTTTTCTCCATCTAAAAAAGTAAATACTCTAGTGTTTGGTCTTAATCCTTCAGCTTTAAAGGATACTTTACGAGCTCTCATAAAATGAAGAAGCGTAGATTCAATAATTCTATCTGCTACTAAATTCAAGACTGATTCATTAGTGACAACTCTTTTAATTGCTGTTTTGCCTGAGTTACCACACCAATTGTGTATATGATCATTAAAATATGTTGAAGGTATAAAAGAAAGTAGTGTTCCGCCAGGTATTAACTTATCTGGAGTTCTTTCTACATCTCTCCACTCATCTGAAGCAGGAGATAATGTAATAGTTCCGTCATAAATAGTTACTGCAAATGGATTAATTTTAATTGCAGAACTTGCAGTACTTTGATCAATGTATTCTTCTTCATCATATTTAATATAAACATTATCACCTTTTTTAATAACGTTTGATGAATTAGCAGAATCATATATTAGTCTTAAATGTTCTTCTTGTTGCCTAGGCCTTAATATATTTTCTTTGACATCAACTGCTGCTCTATATTCATTTAGTGTAGATAGTTCACAGAACTGGTGTGTTTTAAAAGTATCTACAAAAAAGCCGCTTTTTGTTCTATCATTTCCAGATGAATCGAGAACTTGTAAATATTTAGTATCAAGTTCAAGCATATTTAATGTAGTAGCTTCTTCAAGTCGTTCAACTCTTTTTTCTAATTTACCGATATCTTTCATTGTAAATCTTTTAAAATCATATTTTGACATGAAAACATCAGAATCATTAAATGTAGCAGGATTCATAACAATATCATATAAAGGTAATGTATTATCTGGAGCTTCTGGAGTAGTAGGTCTAAACCCGTTAGAACCTTGTACTAATAACAATTTAGATTGTCTGTCTATAACTAATTTAGATGATTGAGCTAAGTTGTATGTAACATCTGCTGTAATTGTAGTTCCATCTTTAGGAACTTCTAATAGTGTAGAACCGGCTGAATTAAAATTGCCTGCTGAATCTGCTACTGATCTAAAATCAATTACATCACGTAGATTAATAAGTCCACCACCTGCTAATCTAAAATCTGGAATTTTATCATAGTCTACTTGACCTGCATAAGAATTTACTGAAAAGTAATCACCACTTGCACTTGGTTCGAAAAATTTATATTTAACAAACACATTGCCTGAAGGTGAAGACGATCCAGCTCTTAATATCAATCTTCCTGCATCATAATGACTTGGCCTTTGGCCATTGTCCAAAATAAATCTATTGGCATAATTTTCACTGCTATCAGATGCATTGACTATTTGATCAACTTCAAATATATCTGCGCGCTTTAAATTAATAAATTTAAATCCTGATCCATCTGAATCAACCGTATTAGTTAAATTAAATGTAGTTAGTGTTTTAGTTTTTGCTGATGTTTGTGTTTTACTAACAAACGATGATAATTCTACATTAGAAGAACTTGCAATAGTTGCAACATCAGCCGCTGTTCCAAAATTTGCGGTACCGCCTGTTCCTCCTCCAGATAAAGTTATTGTAGGAGACGCGGCTGATACATCACTATCAGCTTTTGCAAAAACAAAGTCACTTGTTTGAGTGTATATTTCACCAGGAGCTGTTAATCCTGTAAGTGTTACTATACCGGAACCATTTGCAGATAAACTTGCAAATCTTCTTTGAGATGTATATGTTAAATCAGTTAATGAACTAGGTCTTACTCTTGGAAGCTTAAACATTGAAGTATTGACAAAAGGCTCTTTTATTACTGCCTTCGAGCTTTCTAAAACCAAATCAAAATAGTTATTAGTGCTTGTACCTATACTTTTTACATTACGAAATGCATTACCAGAATTCATACTAATATCTATTAAATGCATTTTTAAGTTAGTGCCGGATTTAGTGATAGCTCTAATTCTTGCAGTACCTATTGTGCTGCCACCATGTGTTATAGCTGATCTTAAATTCATTTGTTCTAATTGATTAAAATCAGGTATACCTTGTGTTTTCCCTAAACCACTATGAGATATATCAACAATTACGTGACTTCCTAAAGGAGCATTAACAGGTTCGTTATTCACGGATGTAGTAGATGTAGGTTTTTTTACTCTTAATGTCGAAGGAAAAGCTCTACTAGATCTAAAACCGTCGACTACAACAGTGCCTTCACTAACTTCTAAAAGAAGATGTGTGCTTTCAGAATCTCTAGTAAATCTAGCTGTAAATGGTTTTACTACATAATCACCAGAGTTCTCATGTATTCTTTTTGCTACCACTTGAGCTGGAACATTAAATGAATTGTTTGTATCTACAGCACTGAAAATTACGCCTTTTTTAATTGTTGCAACGTGTATAAAATTTTCATTAACACCTATCTCACTACGTTCAGCAATGGTTAATGTAATACGGTATCTATCTGCTCCTGGTGCAGATACGTTTGGAACACTTCCTTGATTATCATATAATGCATTATTATCACTTGCGGTTACAACTTCTTCAACTGTTTTGAATCCAATATCTGTAGAAGGCCTGTCAGTATATTTCGATATTATTTTAGATTGATCTTGAGTTAATACAAAATTACCTCGTGCGTAGTATATACCACCTAGTAAAGTAACTTGAGTTCCTTTTCCTGTTGATGGATCAGCAGCTGTTCCCGATTTAACTTTTAAATCAGTTCCATCAGAAACATCCATAACTTCATTAGATGCCATTCTTTGTGATACAACATCAGTGTTGCCTTGAGCTGAACTCGTATTCGTGTACTTAACATAAAGAGTTGCAGGATCACTTCCAGATGCAGCGACTACTTCTAATATTGTTGCAACTATCGAAGAAGCTTGACCTGTTACAGTTTTACCTACTAGTGTTGTAATATCTGTTGGTAAAACGTGTGATGGATCGGCTGTATCAAGTTTTATAAATTCGTATTGTGGATTTACATTAGCTCCACCAGGTTGAACTACTGCACCTTCTTTGAATACGTTATTACCGAATCTTTCAATCTGTTTTTGCAATATTGTTTGAAGCTGTGTTAACTCTCGTGCTTGTAATCCTACACCAGTATTGAATAATATTCTATGAAAGTTATCACTATCACGAAAATCATCTTTATACGTGGTTGATAAGCTGGTTTCTGTAAATGTTGTCGCCATATTAATATCCTACTAAAGTGTAACTACTACTTTTATATCTTCTGTTTGTGATGCGTCTCTAATAACTGGTGCTCTATTTTCTATATATAAAATATCTCCAGAAGTATTTATGAGATCTTCAACTGCAGGAGCTACATTAATTGTTCCCGTGTTGCCTTGTTCATCTGTTAGTGTATCACCTATACCGAAAGGTGTATAACCTGTACTATCTGTTTGATGAAAATAAACATCACTATCTGAAACTTGATTTACGTATGCTTTTGCTGGTGGTACAGTGTTATTAAAAATTAACTCGTCAACTGCTAAGTTTCCTGCAAACGTTATGTCAGTTTTTAAGAATCTTAAAGCTTTACCTGTAGTTGCTGTTAGTGTAGTACCATTGGCTGAATCTTTTGGATTTTTTATTAACATAACTTGTCTAAAATCTACATTAGTTCCTGCTAAAAAGTCTCCGCCCTCTGTTCCAGATGGTTTAGCATTAAACATTAATGAGGTTGCTTTTAACTCATCTCTTGGATCTTTACCGATTCCATTTGGTGGACCAAGTATTGCTCGAGCAATTGCACCACTTCCACCACCGCCTGTAATAGTTACTGTTGCGTTATCATAATTTTTGCCTGACCCAGAACTCTCATTAAGCATTTCTATTTTAACGACCGATCCACCAGCAACTGTTGCTGTTGCTTGTGCACTGTCGCCGACTGCTCTTGTATTTCCTGTTAATGTAATCGTTGGAGCTGATGTATAACCAGTTCCTCCATTAGTAACTGCAATATTGAGTATTCTACCAGCAACTGCAGAGTCTTGCACTCCTAGCTGTTGAGTTTCAATAGCGTTAGATGCGGTTCCTGCCGAATCGATTACTTGAATAGGAACAAAGTTAGCAGATAAAAATGCACTTGCATTTGCAGCACTTAATGCATATAAGAATTTCCATGTGTAACCATCTGAATTTGTAAATGCGTTGTTTGTAGTTCCTGTTGGTTTTACGGTTGATACGTTTGCAGCACCATTAGCATTCTTACTTTGTTGTAGACATATATAAACTTGGTTATCTTCAGTTAAAACATAATAGCTGTTTGTAGGTATCGCTGCTACATTATCATCAAATGCATCATACACCGAACCTGAAGACCAATTTCTTCTTGGTATAACAAATGAAGCTCCTGCAACTGCCTTTACTGATTGCAAAGCATTTTGTGCTTCTCTGATAGTTCTCGGCGTGTCGATTGGAGCTGGAACAGTTTCAGTAGCATTCCACTGATCATTCTTTCCAATTCCAATATAATACCTACCAGTAAGATTAGTCACTTCATCAAATATATTTTGCATGAATTGTTTTTTAAATGGGTCTGTTATTATTGCTGACATATTCTATTCCTTATGATACCGTTACTTCGCCTTGGTTTCCTACTAAGAACCAATTAGTTCCATCCCATATGCAGGTACAACCATCGTTTTGTACTAATACAAATTTAGTACCTTGAGCAAAACTTGCAGGTGTAACATGCATTGCACCTGCACCTTTGTTTGTAAAAATTTTATATTCACCTACTGTTGTTCCATTGGCCAATGACACATCTAGTTGAGAACCTTTATTACCTATTATTAAAGTTGCTGCCGTACTTGCCGCACCATTTGCAGTTATAGTTGAAGAACTAAAAGCTGCTTTATTAAGTTCAACAGAACCTGTGCCTTTTGGTGTCATAATAATATTTAAATTAGTTCCACCACCTGTAGCAGAAAGTGTAGGTCCAGTTGTTGATGCACCGTTTGCAATTGTTAATTCGTTAACTGCACTACCTGTAGTTGTAAATTTTATGAATTCATTTCCGGCCGCATCATTAAGAGATGTACCTATCTTTGGAGTATTTATAGTTGGTGATGTTAATGTTTTATTAGTTAATGTATCGGTTGTAGCTCTTCCTACAAGTGTATCCGTTGATGTAGGTAAAGTTAAAGTACCAGTGTTTTTAATTGATGCTATAGTTGGTACTGTTAATGTTTTATTAGTTAATGTTTGAATTGTATTATTAAGAGTAACTATGCCAGTTGAATCTGGTAATGTTATAACATTGTCTTGTGATGCATTAGTAGATTTTAATCTTGTTTCAAAATCATTAGCCGAAGAACCTTCAAATACTACTGCATCATTTTCTAAAGTAATTTGTGATGATAGATTACTACTATCTCCTCCACCGAGTAATGC